CAGGCGTGGGCGTAGGGCCGGACGGCCGGGTTCTGGGCCAGGTCGTTCTGCATGGACTGGGTGCGCAAGGCCATGTACTTCGACGGGTCGCCGCCCGACTGCTGCAGGATGTTCTTCGCCCAAGACGGGTTCAGCGCGTAGGTGTCGGCGTGGATCGCGGCCAGGGCCGGCTGCATGTTGTTGGCGCCCGAGGCGTCGAAGTAGCGCTGCTCGAACAGGGGCTCGACCTGGGCCTGGGTCATGTTCGCGCTGACGTCGGGGTTGGCCTTCTCGTTCAGGCCGTAGACCGAGGGCGTGCCATTGGCGTCGGACTTGTTCAGCCGCCCTTCGTGGGGAACGAAGAAGTCGTTGAAGAACGCCGAGCCGGAGAGCCGCGGCGCGCCCGGAGCAGGAGCGCCCGTGATGGCCGCCGCCAGTTGCGGGCCGTTGCCTGCCGGGGCTGCTGCTGGGGGTGGGCCACCGGTGATCGCCGCGGCCAACTGCGGGCCGCTGGGAGGGCCGCCCGGAGCCGCTGCAGGCGCGGGCTGGCTCGGGGGCGCTGCCGTGACAGGCGCGCCCCCTGAGGCCCCACCTGCCGCCCCCTGGGCGTCCGGCGAGCCGAATGCGCCCTGCTGGGCGTTGGCCATCTGCGTGGATTGCCCCTGGCCGATATCGTTCATCAGGTCGGCGTTGTTCCGACCACGGCTGAACTGCAGGATGGCGTCGGCCAGCAGATTCGAGGCCAGAGCCCCTTTGGTCTGGATATTCGAGGCTGAGCCCTGCTGCAGCGAGCGGATCGCGTCGGCGAGGTATTGCGACTTCTGAACCTGCGGATAGGCGCCGGTCCCGCCATAGGCCAGGGCGGCGTTGGCGAGCAGGCCCTGCGGGGATGGGACTTGAGTGTCGGGCATGGGCTAGCCCCCCAAGCCGGCCATGGACGTCGGGCCGCCGCCCCCGAAGAGCGACTGCAGCCAGTTGCCGCCTTGTTGCTGTCGCGTCGCCGGGTCGAGCAGGCCGGGCGTGCTGGGTTGGCCCGTCGCTTGGGCGAGGGCCTGCTGCCCAAGCCCGATCAGGCCCGGGGAGACGCCTTGGCCGCCGCCGGCGTCCGACGCTGTCAGATCGGGGGGCTGGGTTCCGTCGCCGGGCATCCCGCCGCCGGCTTGCCCGCCCTGCTGGCCCCGTTGCATCAGGGCCTGGGCGAGCAGGCTTTCACCGACGCCGGCATAGGAGCCTTGCGGCTTCTGGCTCATCGACTGGATGGCCTGGGCGAGGTAGGCGCTGCGCGGGTCCTGCGTGTAGCCGAGGGGCTGCTGCGCCGGGATCATGGTCGGGTTGCCCATCAGAGCGCCAGCAGCGCGCCGAGGCCGCCCGCATTGCCGGCTCCGGTCAAGGCCGCTGAGCCGAGGCTGAACAGCCCGCTAAGCCCGGAATTGTACTGCGCCTGCTGGGCGGCGTACTGCGCCTGCTGCTGCTGCGCTTGCAGGCTGTAGGCCCCGAGGACATCGGTGGGCGCGACGGCGGTCTGAGCCGGCGTGCTGGATGGCGCCTGAACCTGGCTGTTCGACTCCAGCGCCGTGAACTCGTTGATCGGCAGTTGCTGGGCCGTGACCTGGTTTTGAAAGCTCTGGTTGGCCGCCTGGTTGGCAGCCGCCATCGCCGCGGCGTTCTCGCTGTTGGTCTGGGCTTGAGCGGTGTTCTGGAAACCCGCCTGGGCCTGGTTTTGGGTGTTCGCCTGCGACTGCGCCGCGTTGGCGAACTGGCCCTGCGTCGCCTGCTGGCCGAACAAGGTGTTCTGCTCGGCGTTCCCGGCCGCAACGGCGTTGTCGGCCGCCTGGTCGTACTGGACCGCCTGACCGTTGTTGAACTGGGTCATCTCGTTGCCGTAGGCGGCGTCGTTCGGGTTCAGGCCCTGGGCGACCAGTTGGGCCTGGTTGCTCTCCTGGGCCTGCTGCATCTGCGGCTGCATAAGCTGCATCTGCTGGGCGAAGTTGGCCTGCTCGGCGCTCTGGACGCTCTGGTTGACGTCCTGCGTCCCGATCTGTCCTTGGATCGCGCCTCCGGTCCCATAGCCCGTGGCGACCGGGCCGCCGGCGCTATAGCTGCCCTGCAGCCCCGGCGCGTTGACGGGCGTGGCAAGGGCGCTGGCGACGTTGCCCAGGTCGCCGGTGGCGAGGTTCAGCGCCCCGGCCTGGTTGGCGGTGCTGGCGTTGAAGATCGCCTGCTCCTGCGGGCTGAGCGTGGTGGTTTCGGTGAACGCCGTGTCTGGGCCGCCGGGCTGGGTGTAGGCCACCGAGCCGTAGGGCGTGGACTGGTTGGTGTTGTTCAGCGCCGCCTGGGCTTGGGCCGTGGCGAGGTTCGATGTGGTCTGAGCGCCCGCGACCGCGGTAGGATCGACTGGCGTTGGCGGCGTCGGCGCTGGCTTCCCCAAGGGGTTCCCCTTCATCGCAGGGGACCGCCGCACACTGGACGCCTTAGGCGTTGAGGCTGACCGTCCTAGGCTCGCACTGTAAAGCCGGCTCAGGCTCGCCAAGGGATCGCCTTGTGGCCATCCACTTCGAGGCGCGCCACTCTCGGGCGAGCAGCCCGGAGACGATCATGTCATCGTTGCCGAATCCCCGACGCACGACGCCCTCGCGCTTGAAACCGAAGCCGTCGAGGAACTTGCGGGCCTGGGCGTTCTTCTTCGGGGTCAGGGCGGTGATCCGCTGACACTGGAGCTGGTCGAACGGATAGGCCAGGATTTGCCGGAGCAGGTTGCGGGTCAGCCAGCGCGACGTGCTCGACGCGAAGCTGACCTCGATGTTGCGGAACCCGGCCTGCCAGTTGTGAAACACGATGCCCCCCAGGAGCCGGCCATCCTCGCCGATCACGCCGACCGCCTGGCAGGCGCCGAAGTCATGGCCGCCCGACATCTGCGGGATTTGGCTGGCGACCCAGGCCGCCACGTCGCTTGGCCTGTCCCAGATCAGCCTCATTGCAGCGGCTTTCCGTCTGGCCCGAGCAGCGCGCGGCGAGGGGTCGCCACTGCCTTTTTCTTCGGGATCTGCACGATGGCGTAGCCGGCGACCGTCAGCCAAGCGTCGTGGGCCGCCATCGCCGCGAGCGCGATCAGGCGGAAGTCGTCCTGCTCCTCGTCGGTGAGGTCGCTCCACAGCTCCGGGTCGTCGCCTATCGAGGCCCGGTGGACCGCCTGGGCGACGTGATCGGCCATGTTGCGAATGTCGTTCTGGTTCATAGGGGACCACCTGGCTGCCACATCACATCGAAGCTGATCAGCTGGCATGGCACGTCGTAGGGCAGGCCAGATTGGACGGCGAGGCTGTCGGTCGAGTCCACGCCCAGGACGTCGATCAGCCCGCTATCCACGGCTAGATCGGCTTGGGTGGGGTCGCTCCTCAACGAGACGACCATGTGCGGCGCGCCCATGTAGCCGACGCCCGAGACGCCGGTCCAATCGTAGCGGATCTCGCTGACCACCGATCCGGCATCCACCACGCTCGGCATGGCCGCCGGCGGCGTCTGGTCGAAGTCGGTATTGATGTCGATGGCCGGCTGGACAAGCCCGGAGGTCCTGAGCAGCGGCCGGGCCATGGTGAACTGCTTGGTCGTCACCGCGCCATAGCTGGAGAAGGCCCCCAGGACCTCGGCGGTGATCGTCTGACCGTTGTCGCTGGCGCCGACGTCCCATTGATAGACGCCCGCGGTCGATCCGAAATAGACCGCGTCGTTCGCCACCTCCCAGCAGAAGGCGTTCAGGCCGAGGAACCTGCACCAAGCCCCGGTCGAGAGGTTGATGACGTACTGCTCCGAGGTCCCCAAGGTGGTGATCGGAATGTTGAAGATGCCGAGCGATCCGCCGTCAGCGTCGGGGTCGTTCGAGGTGGTGTCGCCGGCGTAGAGCAGGCCCTGCCAGCCGTAGTTATCCTTGTAGGCCCGCACCGCGCCGGAGAAGGCGTCCTTGATCATCGCGGTCAGGGCGACGGTGTTGTCCTGGGTCCGGTCGAGCTTCAGCGCCTGGCTGAGCGGGATGATGCCATCGGTGGTGATGATGACCAGGTCCGCGCCGTAGCGGATCAGGGCTTTCGGTCCAACGGGCTTGCCGAAGTCATAGACGCCGGTCAGCGTCCAGTCGGCGGCGTTCGACGGGTCGATGCCGGAAAAGAGCGCGATCTGGCCTTGGTCGGTCATGAACACGGCGTACTCGTCCGCCGTCACGCCGAACTGCCACGACCATGTGGCGATGCCGACCAGCCTACCGCCCTTCGAGAACACCGAGCCCAGGTCGAGCAGCTGCATGACGCCACCGACCGCCGCGGCCGCGGGGAACCACACATGCAGGGTGTCGATCTCGCCGAACAGCAGCCGCCCCTGGTGGGGCGCGACGCAGAATAGCTTCGTCGGGTCGAGCGTGATCGCGCCGGAAGAGCCGCTGATTGGCGGCAGGGTCGCCCAGGCCCCGGCGTTGTAGCCGATCGGCGTATCGACGCCATTGACCGCGATCAGCCAAGTCCCAGCCGGATTGGAGAACGAAGTGGTGTTCCAGCGGTTCGAGGCCGCGCCGCTATAGACCGGAGCCCCGAGCGGCGCGCCCACGGTCGTCACGTCGTAGAGGTTGCCCGACGAGGCCGCGAACAGGTTGTCGCCTGTGGGACCGCCGCGATAGGCCATCAGGCTCTCGACGGGGCCGGGCATGCCGGTCTGCTGCTGGACAAAGCCGCGCCGCACCTCGACATAGCCGGAGCGAGGTATCCAGTTGTCGAGGATCACGGCGTTCTGTGGAGGCATCGCGGCCAGCGGGCTTTGCGCATCCCAGCCGCCGATCGGGGCCGGGATGGTCCGCGCCATCGAGACCTGCTTTTTCTGCGGGTTCGGCCTTAGCGCCCTTCTGACCATGCCCGCATGATGGGGCTTCGGTCAGGCGTCCAAGGGAAAGGCTTGGCGCTATAATCCGAAGTTGCCGTCAGGCAGGTTGACGCGGTTGAGGTCCACCGGCTGCGGCGCGAGGCTCAGCATGGACGAGCCCCCGTCCCGCGCCATGGCCTGTTCGACCTCGATGCCATAGGTCTGCATGTCCTCGGCGTAGTCGAGCCCCTTGGCCTTCAGGAAGCGCCAGCGGAGGCCCAGGATTTGCAGCTCCTCGTCCAGCACCGAAACGTCGGTGTCGGCCAGGAAGCTCGACTGCGCCACGCCAAGGTTGCTCGCGGCCCAGTTCTTCGAGACGTACTCGTAATAGCACTCCTGGCCCGCTGGAGGACTGGGCGCGGTAAGGAACCGCCCTCCCCGCTCGCGGAAGGCTAGATAGACCGTCGAATAGACCGGCTGGGCCTGTATCCACTGCCATTGCCTGGGCGTGATAGGCCCGGTCATCGGCCGGCGGGTGGTGCGGTTGAAGAAGCTGTTCGGCACGAAGCGATCGAAGTCGGCCGGAATGGCGGCGATCTGCTCCGGCCCATTGGTCGAGGCGAAGTTCTGCTCCTCGGTCAGGGCCTGCCATTCGTGCGCCCGGGCAAGCGATAGCCCCTGCTCGTTGGCGAGGGCGTAGAGCTGCTGCACCTGCCGGTCGGTCGATCCGACCACCACCGTTGGCGTCGGCAGCGAGAGCCTGCCCGTGACGGCCTGGATGATGGTCAGCAGGCTCATGACCGTTCGAACTGCTCGCGGGTCTTGTCGCGCCTGGCCGCGAAGGGCTTAGGCTCAGGCGGCGGGATGACGGGCGGGTTCTTCACCGTGATCATCGGCTTGCCGGGGCTGCTGGTGTCGTCGCCCATGGCGGCGAACGCCTCGGGGTGGGCCTCGGCGTCGGCGTCCGTGGCCTCCCTGGGTCCGTCGCGGGTCGAGCCGTCGATCTGGTTGCAGAACATCAGCGTCTCGCCCTCCTGCCAGAAGCGGGGGCCTCGCAGGCTGATGCGTCGTTCAAGCGCGGGCATCGGCCTGCTCCCTGACATTGGCCCGCGCGTTGGCGTCGGCCAAGTCGCGCTTCAGGCGTTCGATCTCGTCTTGCTGGCGAAGGGTCTGGGCTACCAGGCGCTCCAGCGGAGCCGTGCCGGTCCTGGCGACCTCCAGGAACTTGATGGCCGTCTCGCGCAGTTGGCGGGCGCCCATGCCGAGGTTCTGCAGCTGGGCGTCGTTGACCTCGGCCAGCTGCTCGACGGTCTTGATATGGAAATAGGCCAACTCCTCGGCCTTGGCCGCGGTCATCATCGAGTTGGGCCATTCGGTCAGCGGCGTGCCGAGCAGCGGCGCTTCCTTGCCGGACTTGAAGGCTTCATACTCCTTCGGCCAGCGGGCGATCTGCTCAGGTCCGGCCGGCTCGACCGCGACCGAGCCGCGGTTGCCTGGAATGAAGACGCGGACGAACTCGCGCATCTCGTAGATCGGATGACCCTCCTGCTCGGAGCGGAAGGTCAGGTGCACCTTGTCCTCGAAGAACACGGGGACCAGCGGCGACTTGGGCGCGTTCGGATCCTTGAAGTCTGTCTCGCTCATCGGTCCTCGCTATCGAAGGCAAGGGGGCGACTTTAAGTCGCCCCCTCCCTCAGGGTTAGTTCTGCTTGACGAAGGTCGGCCAGAACACGTTCGCCGTGACGTGCGAGGTCACGGTGAAGGTGGTTCCGTTGGCCGTGCCGGTGCAGTTCTGGATGGTCGCATACGAGCCGGCGGTGTTCGTGCCGATGGTGATGCGCCAGCCGCTGCCCTGCCGGTCAATGGCCGCGATGATCGCGTTCGACGGCAGGTTGGTCCCGGTGATGACCTGGCCCAGCTGGATATCGTCCAGCGGGTTGGCCGCGCCGCCTGACACCGACACCACGTTGGTGATGTAGGGCGAGCCGTTGACCGTGTTGCCGGTGAACGTGATGCTCGAGGAGGCGTTGTAGGCGGTGAACGGCAAGGCGTTCTTCTGCGAGGCCGTGGGCGACGTCGGGAACTTGAACTGCCCCGCCGTGCCGGTGGTCTCCGCCGAGCCGGTGGCCGCCGAGGACCCCGCCGCCTGCACCGAGCAGTGACCCGCCCGCTGCAGCCAGATGTAATAGGTCCCGGCTGCGGTG